CACGAGAGGAGGAATGTAGCTCATTCTTCGTTATCTGCTGTTGGAGGCAAAAGTTTCTTTGAGGGTATGGCATCAGTTATGGTGGGTAGGTTTTGGTGGTCGAAAAGAAGAGTTATCCCTGATAGGGTCGAGACTCTTGCAGAAGTTGATGAATGTGAGGTCCTCTTAGAGGAGGATACTGAGATTGGGGAACTTTTGGAGGAGGTTTTGGAGGAGGTAGTTGTTAAGTCAGAAACAGTCACTGTTGTCTCTCATACTAAAATTCGCAGACGTTATAGGCGTTCTGTTTTGTGTAAAGTTGTAGCTGAATTGAAGATACGATTTTATGCTCGTGGTATGGTTGATAATATGTCCAATAGGGTTGTTTTGCATAAAAATGCCGTGGAAATTCTTAAGGGTTGGAAAGTTCGTACTGGGGATATTGCCAGTATAGCACCTTCCACTGTTGAGAGATTCTTCGTGAAAACTACACAGGAGATAGAAGATGAAGATTACCGCTTTTCCATGTTCGTAGAAGAACAGAAAGCGAAGTTTGGAGCTGAGAGAGTAGACTATTCTTGGCAACGTTATCTTGGGTTTGGGATTCGTCCCCAACCTGAGATTTCGTCCGAATAAGGGTGCCCAGTTCTGTTACGTGGTGGTAATAGTTTGTTTAATTTACAAACTAGTCCCATCAGTTTCAACGTAACAGAATCCGGGTGCCCTGTGAGGGAGAGACTAATGACCAGGTTCTCAGCATGCTCAGCTGATGAACACGTTTCTTCCTTTAATAATTCTGTCCATAATGCGGTTAATGCCGTTGTCAACCGTGTTTTTACATATGTTGAGAATGGTGTTTTACATCATATTGGACAGGATCGAGCCCGTTATGGCGGTCCTATGAAATCTCTTTTGTTTCAATTCTCTTTTTTGTCTAGTAAATCTCAATTAACCTCCCCGATCCCGGAAAGTCAATTTTCGGTTCAGTATCAGGGCGCTAAAAGAAAGATTTATGAACGTGCATATCAATCTTTGTGTGTGAACCCAAACTTAGGTTCCAAAGATTGGATGATAAAGATGTTTTTGAAATATGAGAAGGACATAAGAAGTGCTAAGCCAGAAGCGGTACCGCGTGTAATATCCCCCCCTGGTGCCAGGTATAGATTACGATTGGGATGTTATGTTAAAGCGGTTGAAGAGAGGATTTACGAAGATATCAACGTTATGTTTGGTTATACTGTAGTTGCGAAAGGGATGAATTATTTGCAACTTGGAGGAGTAATTTCTGAACATTGGTCGAGTTTTTCTGATTGTGCATCCATTGATTTGGATGTCAAGAGGTTAGATCAGGCTATAACTGTTGAAATGTTGGTTTGGGTTCACAATGTTATTTTATCTTATTATCGTGGTGAAGATTATAATACATTAAAAAATTTATTGGACAAACAGTTGAG